AAATCAATTTCAAAAGTTTTAATCAAATCACGCCTAATCCAATAAGTACTACATGATTGATGATGACCATTACGAGCAATACACTTGAAATGTGGTCGAAGATACTTATCCTGCCATAGACGCTCTTCCTGACGATTTGAATCATGAATAATTATTCTATCAGACAGTTTAGAAGCAAGAGAAATAGAGTATTGACGACCAGGACCACCAATTCCTTCACTAGGAGGACCATCAACAAATACCAAATCAAAACCATCTAAATTCTTTTCTTTTATATTTTTTCCATTCCATTTTCTAATTATGAGTTTATTTCTATCCGTTCGTTTCTTCCTTATATGTCTAGCCCATTTAGTATTTGTCTCATAACTAATAACTTTAGCTTTTTCTGACATCAACAATGAAGAAAGACCAGCACCAAATTCTAATATTTTTTTTGGTTTTATATCGTCAATTATATCTCGAATAAAGTGCCAATCTTTTTGTGTAATGGACATATCACCCCAAGGTATCTTATATATACCTATACTACGATCCCGATAATCACTATCATCATAGGCTGTAATATCAAGTAATCCAGTTTCTTTTACATGCTCACAAACTAATTTTGTTGAAGAATATACTTCAAAACCATTTTCAGTAGCTTTTTTACAAAATGCAAAATCAGTTCCCATTGTACAAACACCATTATCATCAATAAGAATAGTAAATGGTGATTCCAATTTCTCCAATACCTTTCTTTTTATTAATATACAACCAGTACCAATAGCATCACATTTTATTAAATCAACATCATCATCAACCACACCAAAATCAATAGCAGAATAACCTGTTTGCGTTGATGGATGCTTCATATAGGCTACCCAATTTACAGATTGTCCATGTTGCCTAACTTTAGCTGGAAATCCTATAATATCTTTATCTGCCCAAACATATGGAATAGGATTATCATATGGAATAACATCATCATCAATCATTAACAAATGAGTACAGTCAGTCTGCAAAAATCGTAGCCTTATTTGATTTCTATTGCTAAAAATAGGATGATCATAGGTTAAATTTGGGTTCTCCCAAACAACTTCAACACCTGGTGTATTCGTCATCTGTGGCAACATCTTATAGATAATCTCTCTACGCAACCAACCTTTATTAAGAATAGCTAAATAAACTTTATTCTTCTCAAAAAAGCGTCTACCAATCATACGAACTAATGATTCATCAGAAATATAATCTGAATCAAATCGAATATTCAATACATCACGATTACGTCCAATTAACAACCTATCAAGATTAGCTTCTCGTGTGTAATATAAAAGTTCAGATTGTTTCCTATCCCATTCATAATATTTCATAAGACTATTGATAACTAGCTCTTTATCACGAATACATCTAATTATCTTAGGTCTCATAAAAAATACAAAATATAAACCCAATAAATGTGCAAAACGTGGATCTTTTATTCCCCATAACCTGTTCAACTTTTGACGTTTTTTAATTAACTTATCAATTGCTATTTGCCATTCATTAAAAGGTACCATACCAAGTAATAATTTACTATTTAATGTATTAAAATCAGTATCTTCATAATATCCCAATGGATTTTGATCATCTGATTTTCTAAATCTAGACCCCATAAAAACTTTAAAATTCTTATGTAAAATCCTAGCAACTGAACTTGTCCCACTTCTTCCAGTTCCAACAACAAGAATGGGATCATTCTTCATTAATAAATCTCCTAATTTAATTAATCTAAAGTTACTTTCAAATCATTAGTTGCAAATTTAGCCGTATCACCAGTACCAACTTTTTTAGCTGTAGTCAATTTATCATATCCTATTACATTTCCAGTTGAACTATGATCACAAACAGCAAAATCAGTTATTGTACCCCAGTTGGCTGTAGCTTCCGCAAACTCAATTTTAATTGTATTTGACAACGATCCAGCTGCTGCTGCTGCCCATGTATTACATTTCTTACGAGCATAGGCACCACCAGATATTTCACTTGGTAGTGTTGACCCAGTATGTGTATCACTAATTGTTGATTTACAGAGTGCAACATAAAGATTTGTAGGCTGAGACATTGATGTATTCTTAAAAATATGATCTAATACTGAATTTTCTGTTGCATTAGAAAAACCACCCATTTTATTTCCTTCTAAACTTCATTAAAAGTCTTAAATGCCATAATTAAAGACTTATTTATTTTCATTGTTATTTATTCTGTTTCTCCACATATGCATCATATTTGTAGCCGTTATAAACCCTGCTCCAAATAAAAGTAAAAGCACAATACTATTAGAAAAAAGTTTAAACCATTCAATATCTAATCCTTTTTCAACACAATAAATCTTATCTGCAATAATTAAAAAAACTCCTAAGAGTGCAGAAATCCAACGTCTTGACTGCCATTTATTTCCTTTTCTCACCATTTTACTTTCCTATTGCATATCCAACAAGACCACCGATAGTAAACTTAACAACATCTCCAAATATTTTAACTCTTCTTTGATGTTTTATAAAATCACGATAATCTTGGATCATTTGCTCCTGAAACAAAAATCTTTCATCCTGCTTTTTAATCACTTCTTCCAAGATTTTATTTTTTGTTTCAAGAGCAGATATTATAATGTCTTTTTGAATCAATTGCTTTTTTAATTCTTTAGTCTTAGTGTAGATACTATACTCACCTTCAAAAAGAAATAATGTATTCTTTTTAAAAGCATCTATTGAAAAATAAAACCGTTCACCTTCCTTCCATATTTCATTAGTTTTAAGTATTCTTCGTGTTTCTGCTAAAAGCGTTTCTGGAGGAGCCTCTTTCAGTTTATCAATTTCTTTCTTATGTTCTTCATCTTTATATTGTAATTCAGCCTCAAGTTCACCCAATTTTTCTTTATTTTCTGCTATTAATGTATCCTGAACTTCCACAGTTTTTTTCAACTGATTTATACCTGTTGTTAACAAATCAATTTGAACTTGTTTAGCTTTAGCTCTTTCATCAGCCAATTTTACTTTAGCCTGAGAACTTGTCCAAATATAAACTAAAGCTGAAGAAAAAATTAGGATTAAAACCACCAAAATTATATTAATTTTACTCATTACTTATTACCAATTCTCTGGATTTTTCCAAGATATATCTTTTTTGTTATACTTTCTCCTAGATTTATATATTAATGTCGGTCTAGGAATCTTTCTACGAATTTCAAAAACCAAATCCATAACTTTCTTAGCTTTTCTTTTAGCCATTTTTCAATTAACCTATCTCTCCCTGTCATATATCCAAAAAACCAAAAATAAACTATAACTATACATATAGATATTTTTGAATGAGAATTTAAAAATTCTCTTAGCCCCTCATTCACCCTTTCTTAGAAACTAAATTATAAAGTGTGTCAGCCCATAAATCCCAACCATCTTTACTTGGAGCAAAAAACTCTTTAGAAAGTCGTTTGAATGCTTCATGATTTCTTACATCTCGAAGTCCATTATTGTAATTCAACCTCCAATCATTTGGTGGAATAAAAGTAAACCTAAACATTGCCTGACCAACTCTAGGATCATAGTAACACCAAACTAAAACATCACCATGACATGGCATAGAAGTATCAACAGTTTGAATTCCATCATGATAGTACAACTCATACATCGGAGGTCCTAAAAGAAGAAATATTCTTCCTCTATCAGAATGCCAAGGATTAGAAAAGTCACCAAAACGTCTATTTACATAAGCTAATCGATTATAAAAAATCTCCCTAACTCCATCATGTCTTATTTTCCAAAACATTGAAATGTAAACTCTCTGGATAGTAGATGGAAAATGTAAAAAATGACTTCTTTCAGTCCTGTTATTAGCATCAATCCACAATGGAACTTTTGAATTCATCAATGGATAATGTAACTCATACCAAGATTTAATATCTGGCTCCAATACTCTTTCTAGTTTGTAAAGAACACAAGATTGGGTAAAAAACAAGAGAACTAAAACAACAAAAATCTTATTTATCATCCTCATAAAAAATCATAAAAAACTTTATACATTCTTTTCCAATAAATGGATAATATTTTATTGGAATAATCTTAATAATTTTACCTGGCCATTTATAATTTCTGACAAATTCTTCCATATATTCTGTAAAAGCCTCATCACAAATACCACATTCCGATTTCTTAGCATCTGGATAATGCTTACATAACCAATCACCATTTTTCAATAGATAACTTTTGATAGCTGATGGTCTCTGTTTAATCGCATTTTTTTTAATTGCTACATTTTGCCCACAATCAAGAAAAAAAATCATAAAAAATAAAAAAAGAAGTGCAATTACTATAATACCAATTAGTTGTGATTTAGCAAGATCTAATCGGCAAGCCATTCTAAGTTATTCTCCTTGAGAAAATCCCACAGCATAAAAGTAGGGTTTGAAAATATATATTCTTCATCATATCGTGATATTCCACAGTAAAGAATACTAACAATTTTACCTTTCATATTTTTTATTGATCCACCACTATCACCTGGTCCACCAGGATAAATAACCCAAAAAGGAAATTTATTGAAATCATTCAAAACAATATCTTTATTGGAATCACGATAAAGAAAAGATTGCAATTTTGTTACAAAACCAACACGATGAAAAAAAGCCAAACCACCTGGTGACCCAGTTGAAATCACTTTTTCACCCCAATGCATTGAGTACGGTTCTGCAATTTTCAATCCAGGTAATCCTAATGATTCATTTGTTTTGATAACAGCATAATCATCAAAAAAATTTTTCCCTTCAGATATAGCTACAACTTCACATCTAATAGCATGTGTACATCCTGGTCTAAAAACCCAAATCTGCATATCATAAATATTCTCAGTTTGATCAAATAAATGCTTAACTGAAATTATATGATTATTTCTCAAAATGGTTCCAGAACCAATATATGACATACATTTTATTGGCTCACCAGTTTTTGCATTCCGTCCAGGTCTAGTTGGTATAACAATCACTTCCTGTTTATAAGACAACTCAAATGAATCCGTCTTAATTAAAACCTTTTTAAATGGCTCAGAAAGCCTCTTAAAAAATTCATGATCTGGCATATAGTAATTCACAGCAATTGTCACTGCATGCCTATCAATAAGTTGATAAATTGAATTCGGTACTTGATTGTAATTAATTGTGGTGCATGAGATAGCAAAAACAAGAAAAAATAACAAAACAAAAAGCCGTTTCATCCCTCTATCCTCTTATTTATCTTCAAAAATACTTGGATAATCCTAACATCATTATAATATTCAAGGATATCATAACTTTCATTTTTACATTGGATATTTTTGATTTGTTTTGCTATTTATCAATTTATCTAAAATTTTATCCTTTCTTACATTATAATCATGCATTAAAATATTTATTGCTTTCCTTATTGCTACTCCATTATCTTCAATTATTTTCATATTACGATTATAAGACATACTAAGATTATCAAGATGTTTAGATAAAATATCTATCTTCCTTTTAAGATCATCAATTTTATCTATAATATCATCACCCAAAATTATTTCCCCCAAAATTTTTCTATAAACAGATTGTAAGATTCTTTTTTCTCAAAATCAATTTTAACTACAAAACATTCATCAGTAACTTTTTCATATCTACATCCAACTCCTGGTTCCAACATTCTAGCAAATTTAGTCATTGATGCTTTATTTGTCTGTTTCATTAAAATAGGCATATAAACTAAATTTCCCATATCAACCATTTCTTTTACCTTCCAGTAACAACTCAGGATTTTTAGTTTCCTTGTTGTAATTTAGTTTCAAATGTTTCCAACCCTTTTTTACTATATGAATATTTTTCTTTTTATCAACAACTTTATGATCATTATTTGCATATACAAACAAAGTTTTCGGATCGTGAATTATAGTTGTCTCACCTTTATCATATCTATATAAACGATATGCCTCAGATGAAATATCAATTACTTCACCTTTTGGATAAAGCTCCTCAACATCAATCTCTTTTACTTTTTTTTCATCTTTCATTGATAATCCTTAAAATACTTTTTTCCTGTAGTCTCTCTTTTTTCTAACAGGCTTTAAATATAAAATTTTATAATCCCAATTTTTTATGCAATAAATTTTCTCAACAGTAACAACAACTTCGGCACCATCAATAAAGTAAAGTTTAACTGGATTCGCAATAAAAACCATTTCATTATTTGAATAGAAATAGCAAATAATTAAATAATCTTCCAAACTCTGGCACTCTGGCTCAGAAGTTTGATATTTTCAATCATCTCTTCATATGAATCAACATCCCCATTTTTAGAAGTTTGTACGTCTTCATATGGAACTGCAATCCGTCTGTAAAACTCGTCAGCAATATTTTTAAAAACACCAACCAAAATCGCAATAAGCCAATACCTAATCCTACCAAACAATTTAGTAGCAACTTCAGTACTTAATCTAGTCTGAGTATAGTTTAATAATCCTGCAAAAGCACCATCATAACCATATTCTTTATGAATTGCCACAATTTCATCCACAAGTCTGTCAATTAAAGGATCAAGTCTAGGTCTGTCTTTTTCTGGTATATAAGGCATTCAAAACCTCCAAGGAATAATTTTCAGCAGGTCGGCTCCGATTTGAACAGAGATTCTTGGTTTTGGAGACCAAGTGGTTACCATTAACCTCACCAACCTATATGTATTCTACAGTCCCGATGGGAGTTGCACCCACTTCCTCTACCTTGACAGGGTAGTGTCTCCACGACTTCGACCTCAAGACTATAAAATACATTATATTAAATTGAAGTACGTTGCCGTCTTGCAAAAGGCTCTAATAAATCATAAAGAGGCTCAAGACAAACAACATCTTCATCATTATGTTCCAAAATAAAATCCAATGCCTTTTTATTTCCAGCATTTGCCTTTATCCATATTCGACCAGTTAATGGATGTTGTTTAGCTGGAATCTCAAATTCCTGACATACAGCAGCAAGTCGGTAAGAATGCATACTAAGAAAATTTCTTGTCCAATCATATACATCAAGACATAAAACCTCTTGATATAATGGAAATGGAACTCCTGCTTTTAAACATCTGTGTCTAAGGAATGGAATATCATGTCGACGATTTTTACCCCAATAAACACATACTTTATCAAATTTAATAATTGTCTTATAAAACTCACGAAGAATTCTATGATCAATTCTAACAGGAGTTTCTAAACTTGTACTTGACTCACGTTGAATCTCCTCTTTAGTAACACAAGCATGATATAGTGGACCATCTTTTTCTTTAATAGCCCACGAGATAACATACCCAAAAATAGCTTTTAAATTAGTGCTTTCAATATCAAGAAAACCAATCCGTTCAGTTATTGGTGACATTGGTGGAGTATCATTAAAAAAACATGCTGGATGTTCTGTATAACGTCTACCATGTTCCTTACACCTGTTGTTATAAAGCCAATTTTTTTCAGAATTTTTTAACTTGTTAAAATTTAACGGAGGTATGGTTATTTTTGGTACTTCCTCTGTTATTTTAGACATATTTAATCCTCCAAAAGTTCAAAATGTGGTAAATCAAAAAAACTTTGATCACTCAACTCATCATCCATATCCCAATTACCTCCCCATCTTATTTTTATTCCTAATATTTTAGCTATGCCTTGGACAAAACCAGCAAATTCATAAAATTTCATTTTATCATTCCAACGTATATGTGGCTCCTCCTTGAACCAAGGAACAACATCAACTGCTTCAGATGGTCTCCTATTATGTTTACTATTTGGAAACTTAAGCTTAGACTTACCAGAATAGAAAGCATTGTCCTGCTCTACCTTTCCACGATATCCTTCAATCACTGAACAATCATAGTATTTTATAACTTCGCTGAAAAGTCGCTGTAAATCAGGATGAGATTCATACAAATTTTCTCTTGATCTACTCCCAAATTTCGGCATCCACTCTCCTCATTTCTTTAGTCATACAAAGAATTTCATCCGCATCATTTAACATAACAACCTCATTATCAAATAAAAAATTATCATAATCGACAATCAAAGAAAAATCAAACCAATTTCCACCTGTAAAGTTCCCAAAAGCCTTTGTATAACAATATATAAATAAAAACGTCTTCCTAGATACCAATATTTTAGTTGGAAAATCACCAACATTTTCAATAACTCTTGATACAAATAATAACTTGTTAACTATCCATTTCATATAAATACTTTCCAATGGTTCCAAACTAATAAATACTGGAAGTAATTCTGAAATAAATTGTGATCTAGATACGCATCCAACCACTTTCCGTTTCATGATATATTTTCCTAAATCGTATCCAAGCTATCTCATCTGGATAAAACCATCCTTCATCAACTGCTTGGTCATATAATTCTAAAAATTCTTTGTATATTTCTCTGTCACCACCAAAAACTTTAATAAGGTATTTTTTATTTTTACGTGGATCTGACATTATCCATTCCATCCTTGTCTTCTAAGAGCCTCTTCTTCACCATAATCAGCCAAATCATCTAAAAATTGGTCTCTATCTACTCTCACAACTGGAATTTTTTTATACCCTAATTCTTTATAAGCTTGAGCACGTTCAGTCCCACTAACTATTATTGAAGGATTAGCTTTATCAACTGCTATAGGTAGAATAGATTCACCAGACTGTAATAATAATTTAATTGTCTGAACTGTAGCCACAGCAGAAGATGTCTCTTCAAACTTCAAAGCAATAGTACTCAAAGATTGATTACGAACCTTATTTCCCAAAGAAAATATAATATCAATCTCATCATCAATAGGAATGTTATAACCAGAACCAGAATGAAATACCAATCTGTTTTTCTCAAAAACAATAATCCCAGCAGCTGAAAAATTTGAACGAACAAAAATTACTTCATCACCAATAATTATATTTGAAAAGTCATCTATCAAATGTCCACCTCTCTCAGCAATTGTTTTTATTGTTGATTCTAAATCCATAACAGAGATAGATGGAATAGTCCTTATTTTTCTTGATTTTTGTAAATCTATCAACTGCTGATTAAGAGTTGATCTTATATTTATCCACCTTATTTTTTCTGTCCCTTCTGTTATTTCAATCATCTGACGAGCTTTGTTCATTCTAGCACTTAAATCTTCAACAAACTTTTGAATCTCCCCACCTATTTCATTTCCCATTAAATCAAAAACACGAGAATAACGACCAGGTGCTGTAAGTGAAGCAGAAGTAGCCATTCCACCAATTTCAAAACGTTTCAATGCCCCTTTATAACGAAAGTCAAGATGACATCTGCAACGCATAAGACATGATGTCAATCCTGCCCTTGGAATAGCAGGAAGTGTCTCCCAAGTCCACACTCTTCTTGATAAATTAATACAATCAATGCAACTTTCTGATGCAAAATCAAGCACCCATCTTATTTCAACATCAGTTCCAAATCCTGCAACTTGTCCATTAAAATACATACTTTTTGCTGATTGTTGATAATATTCTATTCTTTTTTCATAAGGATGAATTGGAACATGAGATGGATTCTTGATATCAACCAAAAATTTCCTAAAAAACCCCATCTCTTTTCTTCGAGCACTTGCAATAAATGCCTTATCTTTTTTTGTCAACCCAATATCTTTATAATAAAAATTTCCAGTAGCCATTGCACCAGCTTTAAAAATTTCCTGATATCTAGTACCCAAAACTTCTTTAAATCGTGACATAGCTAATGAAATATCATAAGTACCAGCTGAATATTTGGCATAGATATCAAGTAAATCAATTTTAAGAGCACTCATTGCCTTGTTATAAGCCTCAATTCCAGCTTTCATAGATTCTGGATCTTGTAAGCCCATACGGAATAACATATTTGCATGAACCGTTGAAGCTAAATCACGATATTTTTTTTGAACAAATGATTTTTCAGACTGTTCAATTAAATTCAAAAAAAATTGAAATTCGACCTCATTTAATCTCATAATGCACAACAAAATTGACTAAGCAATAAAACAAAAAACAAAATAATTGCAACCAATGCACCAAATGCCAAAGTAAATAATCCAAACAATATTGGTCTTTCATCATCACAACCAAGACCAACAAATAACAGAATAGTTCCTAAAAAAACCACAGCAACAATAACCGCAGCAAATATATTCATCACTGACATTTTTAGTATCCGTTATAAAATGTTCTCAACATATAGAACATAAAGAATAACCCACATACCTACAAGAATCGCAACACCAAAAAGATACTTAACAAAATTCGGATACAGCAGTCCGGTAATTCCACCAGCAATTAATGCCAACCCAATCCAAAATATTTTATTCTTCAAAAAACCAAGATATTTCATTAATCATCCTCCCATTTATTATTTTTATTAACTCCTATTTCAATCATACCTTCCAATGCTTGATCCCTAGCTATTTTATAAGCCACAATATCTTTCAAATCATTAAGTATTTGACGCAATTGAGGATTTTTTCTGACAGATGCTACCAAATGTGGATCAAGTGATATTCCATTACCAATACTATTTCTATTATCACCCTCAGTTCCAAAGGTTAGAGCATATTCTTTAGCTTTTTCTTTTGGAAACTGTAACATTTCAGTAAATAACCATTCATTATTCAATGCAGCTATATCAACCATATAAATCTTAGCTATTTCAGCTTTTATTTTTTCCAAATTCCACTTTATCATCTCATCAGTTGTTGCCAACTCTGGAAAAATAATATTCCATCTAAATGCCGTTGGATCAATTCCATTAATTACAAATACTATGTTATAAAACTGCCTTAAACCTGGAATCAGGGCAGCCTGACGACGACGAACCTGACGAGCAAACTGAACATCTATCTGCTGAATTGTTGCTTTTGCTCTAACGCCTTCCTCAATAGCCATATAAGCTTTAGGGACAGAAACAGCCATAAGGAATTTATTCTGCAAATATTTTACATCTTCAATTCTACTTATATTTAAATCCCCAGAAAGAACTTTTACATCTTGTTTTGAATCTCTAGAAACAGGAATAGCAATATCCTCATCCGGCATTGGAGGCTTATCAGCAACAGAGATTTTACCACTATCTGTGTCAACCAATTCTTTTCTTCTCATTTGAGCCATAAAAGTTTCTATATATTCCCAAGCATCTTGAGGAGACAACCCTTCAACATCAACTAAATAAGCATATCGCATCCAAGCTCTACTCATACGACCAATCACAAGAGCCTCATCTATCCAAAGAAGTTGACGACCAATTCGTCTTGCTGCACCTGAAAATATAGATCTATCAACTCCATAAACTCCCTGTCCAATTTTAAAATGAATAAGTCTCCACCATTCAAAATCTACCAAACTTTTATTATCAAAAATATTCTTCTTCTGAGAATACATCTTTTTTTGATCTATAAAAACGCCTCTTTCATCAACATTAGCAACAATTTCTTTAACTGGAAGTTGTTTAATTTTTTTCACAAAATAAGTTCCATCAGATGGATCTTGTGCTATAACTACTTCCCTAAAATCATCACCATAAGCTGTTAAATTTCTGGCAACTTCCCATACTGCATCTTTAATATTAGAAAGTGATTCATTTTTTTCTACCACCCTCATTATCTCTTCACTATTTTGCACATTCTCGTCTATCACAACTTTATAATTTTCCTCATATCCAATTGACCCAGATACAACATTATCGGCATAAAGATTAAGTGCTGAAGATGCTTCTGCTAAATTTTCATCCAAATATCTATATTCATCATATTTTTCTAGTCTTGTTTTCTGGAAAGTCATCAACTCTCCACTACTAATCATCCTAGAAAGTTGTCGCCACTGTTTTCCATAACTAATATCATCCCCACCTAATTCAGTTGAAGGGACTGTTGCCATATTTAATCCTAAATATTTGACAATACTTTTAGTTATTTTTTGTTTAAGACTGTTTTTCGCCATACTTTAATTCTTTATATATTTTAATACACATTAAATCTTTTCAAAATTCTAATAAGAAAAGAAATAGAGTCTGGCAGGACTTACTCATCACAGCGTTCCAAAGTAATGATATCACATCATCTCTCTTGTTTCAGATGCCTAATACCAGTGGGTTTATGGTTACCAGACTCTATGTCACCTACATTGAATAGGCTTTAGCCATTATCCCCAATGATCATTAGGATGTTTTAACATCCATCTATATGATTTTGGCAAATTACCATATAAATCCACCCAAATCATCATACGTTTTAGAATTTGAAGTTTATATGAAATTCTAAAAAAAGTTACCTCAGTAATCTTCTCTTTTGGAGAGATCCTATCAATCTCCTTTTGTTTAAGATAGTTCTCAACTTGATTTATTCTCTCCTTCCAAAAATCTCTATTCATTTTCTAATTTTTTATTGTACTCCTTTATATCTTCAATAGACTTAAAAACAGGAATACCCAAACTTTCAGCATGCTGAATTTCACCCAAAGTCCCAGAACTTTTTTTCCATCCCGGAGTTAGGTACATAGCATCTGATGCTTCAAGCCACGATTTAGAATATCGCTTTATCATGGCTTCTTTGATATGCTCACCTTCTCTAAGCATTAGAAAAAATAAAAAATCAAGTGCTGGACAAAATGGATCAAATCCAGCTTGAAATACCTCTAAAGCAGCACGTGTCAAATTCCTAATGTTAAGAAGATAATCAATTGCTGGATGTACTGAATTATAGCCTTTAGGTGATAAAGGTCCAGCAACATAAACTCTTTTAATTTTTTTCTTACTCATTTAATCACCTCACTTTTTCCATTCTTTTAAGCCGAGCCAATCTAGCCAACCATAAATGAAAAAAACTGGAATTGTTATATATGCTCCCTTTAAAAATAGCACAGTAACAATAAGAGGAGTTGAAACTAACCAAAGAAACCAACCTACTCTCTTTTTCTTTACTACAAAATAACAGCCAGTAAGTCCAAAAATGAAATATAAAAATTCAAATATAAAAGAAAGCATTTTTTGTCCTATTCACAAGGATAATCTTCTTCATTAACTGGCTCTTTTTCCATCATACTTCCACAACTACAAATTACAGCTTCAGTACATAGACTAAAAAATTTTTCAGAACCACATCTACATATCCATTTAATTTTTCCTTTTGTTTTGAATAATGATGGGGAAAGATCAGAATAAAGACGTTTTCTAAATTGGTTTTTCATTTTGTTTTCCCTTATTTTTCATTAATTGCTCTTTCAATTTTTTCTCTTCTTCATTTAAAATTTTTCTCCACGAAGAATAAAAAGAACTTGAAGAAGAACCAACCTTTCCAAATTTTTGAAATGATTTTTTATCTAATTCTTCTTTCGATGGGCGAGCTAAAAGTTTTTTATACGCTAAAACTGTTGCACCAGCTACAGCATTTGCTAAGTCATCAGAACCACCAGGAGGTTTTTCAACCACATCATTTCCAATTCTACTTGGTTTCCTATCTAATGCTATAAGCTGACTTTTTAATCTTGGATTATCAAGTAAACTAATGCGTCTTAAATTTGCAACTCTCTGAAATTCAAGAAAAATTTCACTTTTATTTAGTTCAGAAAATTTATAATTAATGTGGTATTCCCTAAATTTCTGTGCATATACATCACCACTATATTTGTCTCCAGTAACTTGATAAACATCATAACGCCTTAAATGTTCACTACATTTTGCCACTTCTTCATTTACATCATATGGAGCAGGACATTCATACATATAATCTAAAACAACACTATCTGTTTCAGTATGGCATATTGCAAATGCAAAAGAATCCTTTCTAGCACCAGAAACATCAACAAAAGCATAATAACGTTTCTCATAACTAGGAAGCCTTTCAACAGCTCCAATAGAAGTTATCAAATTAACCTCTTGTTCTGTCAAATATGTTGAAACATCATCCCTAAATTCAGCACCATATTCAGTTTTTGCAGAAGTAGGATCTTCCTCATATTCTTCAGCTATCTTTTCCTTTCGATATAAAGGATTCATATAATCCGTTTCTGCTTTCCAAATTAAAACTCGACTACCATTTTTTCCATAATATTTTTCAAACATATCATAAAGATAACCAAATTTCGCATATGGAGTTGAAATACCAATTAATTTTCCACCAGGAAGAATTGCAGGTTTTAGTGATCGTATTATTTCCTTTGCCGGATTTGTATATTCTTCTGTTGGAAAGAATGCAAATTCATCCAAAATTACGCTTGCTATGGTATACCCTCTCAAACCTGCAAATCGAGCAGGAATTATTACAATATCAACCTGATTATCCAAAGATATGCACTCTACGTATTCATTAGTGATTCTGTGCTCAAAGTTTCTGAGCAATGATCGACAATGTCGAAAAACGATTTGTGCTTGTTTCTTTTTAGTTGATACACAAAAAATTGTAGCCCTTTCTCCTGGTGAAAGATATTGTTGCCAATCTCTATATAAAGCCTCATAAACAGCAATCAATGAGACAATTGAACTTTTCCCTCCTCTTCGTCCAACAATAGCGTAGAACTCATCAAAGCCACTTTCTGGAAGATCTGTTCTATTTGTGCAATATTCCCAAATCTCTTTCTCATTTTTTCCATATATTTTTATACCATAAATTGCTTTCAAAAATACTTTCCATCTTTCCCAACTTCCTTTTTTCATTCCATACATCATTTTTTGTGTATATGTAGTTGGAAAATAATGACCAAATATATTCTCATTCGAAAATGCTTCAACAATATCTGGTTTGTCAGGATCTTTTATTCTAGCCATTTTTATTTAAAAATAAAAAGGAGGTGGACTCAACCGAAACCATCGATATTTATTATAATTTTGTTCCACTTACTTTAGGAACACATGATTTATTTGATGTTGGTATCATTGTCCACCACCCTATACTAATACCCTCTACTATATAGTTAATTTTTTTTGTGACAAAAAAAATTAATTTGTCACAAAAATTATAATTCACCATTAATTATCGACAATAATATAGAAATAGCCTTATCACGATGGTTTTCCCTATCAGATAAAATTAAATGAGCATTAATATCATTAACACAATCTTTTATCAATTCTTCCCTTTTTTCCTTCATTGCAAATAAGTATTCAGGATTCTGATAAATATCATGCAAAACGCCCACTTTTCCAGTATTACCACTAATTTTTCTTAGTTCCCTGTAAAAATTACGAAGATTTTTTCGAAAAATAGTACCAACTAAATGCTCTATAGTTCTGTACTTAATTCTAGGAACCTTTTGACCAGCAACTCTAGAATAAATCCAACTAACATGTTCAACAGAAAGTCCAAAAGTTTCTGCCAATAATTCTCTATTTTTCCTAGAATTTTTTTTATCAAGAATGCTTTTGATTTTTTGATTTCTATAGTTGACCCAAACACTTTTTATAGTTGGAATCTTAACTACTCTTCCCGAATAAAGTTCTATAATTTGTAATATTGTCTCCTTGTCAAAATAAAGTAATAAATCAGCAATAAAAGAATTAGGAAATCTTTTTGCAAAAATTTCTACTGCTTCTACTTCTTCTTCTCTTTTCAATCCAAATCCTCTTCATCTCTAGAAAAATAGCTTAATGAATGAACATTTGAACTATATTTATCATAACACTTTTTTATTTTTCTCTTTTCATTAGACCCATGCCCCATAATAGAATAATAAAAATAAGAACTTGGAGTTAAATCAGTCTCTTGAATCTTTTTACGATTTTTCCAAAGAATTAAAAGAATTCTTTGTTTAAGATCATCCCAATCTTCTTTTATATCACAATGGTACTTTAGAAGCTGTTTATCAATAACCTTTTCTAACTCTTTAAGCAACTCCTCAAATACTGCATCATCATCAGTTTCTATATATCTTAAAGACAGCCTATTAATTTTTTCCTTATCGTACATCTCTTTTCCACTTTCCTCTCCTTTTACAAATCAAAACAATAATTATCATCTTCAAATTCTGTTTTTATTTTCAATTCATCAGAATAAATTTCAGAGGACTCAACAGCCTCAGCTAATTCATCACTAGTAGCTGAGGCTGGATCTCCTCTCTTCAATTGAACACACAAAATCTCTCTATCATATTCTTTTTTTAATATTTCAACAGTTTTTAAAGTATCTTTATGTGCATCAGCATCAAACATAGCACCAAGTTTTATATTTTCTGGTAATTGCCTAATCTTATTTAATTGTCCTTTGGACGCATTCTTACTTAACAAGGCTATACCCAAAGCATTAAGTTTTTTGTCAATTGCTATTGCATCAAAAATACCCTCCACTAACCATACTTCCAAATTTTTTTCTTTTTCTGAAGCCTCAATTATTTTGTCGTAGCCAAATAATGATTCATTCGCTGTGAGAATAGTTTCTCTTTTTCTTGGAAATAAGTATTTTGGCTTTACAAATTTTAAATAGCTTCTTCCAACAAAACATACAATTTTTTTGTTTTCATAAACTGGGATTAAAACACGACCAAAAAATCTTCCAGATGAGGCATAATGGATATCATATTTTTCAATATCTTCTCTTTCTAAGCCTCTGCTTTTTAAATAAGTAAATGCTAGTCGATCACTTGAACCTTCTTTGCCTGTAACTTTAGGAAATCTTGAAAAATCAATTTTTTCTATATCCTCTTGTGTTATTTCTTGGCTTGGTTCTAATTCGACATTTTCATATTTTAAGATTTTATTTATGTGTCCTTTACATCCACTATAATGACAAAAAAAGAATTTTTTATCTATATTTATATAACAATGAGTATGATCTGGATGATCTCCACAGATAGGACATCTTATCCTATATTCAGAGTTAGATACCCATTCACCATCTGGGAAAATTTCATCTAAAATCATATTTCATCACCCCACGCATCCCATCCATTTATTTTCTTTCTAGCAAAAAGTTCAATTCTTGGCTCTAATTTGGTCATTTCTATTATTTTTCTTGCTTCTTCTGGCTTTTCAGAATGTCTTAATACTTTTGTTTGAATAAAATTCGGAACCTGTAATCTAAATGCTCTAATATTTCCCCTAACTCCCAACCACAATTCTTCAACTTGACCTCTAAACCAAAAACCCATTCCAAGAGACATAATTTTTCGCCAATAAATTTTTGTTTTATATTTATAACACCAAGCCTTCATAACTTTCATCCCTTCTTCTTGCATAGGACAAGTTACCCAAAGAAAAAGCACTGAATCTTCTTCGGAAATATCTCTAATTGGCAAATTACAAATTTCATCTAAAGACATTACAGCATATTGAAATGCTGAACCACTTTTCAAAGATCCACCAGTTCTTTTATTTCTATAAGTCCAAGGTGGATCTGCATAAATTAATCTATATTTTTTATTAGGAAAAGGTATCATTTAACCACCTCATTTTTTATCCAAAAGATAGGATAGTCTATCAATCGCATTTTGTGCATAAACTCTCAATGAATTAACTGTCTTACCATTATCTATCATTTTTTTAATTTTTGATATAGCTTCTGTAAATCTTTCTTCATACATCCAAGCTAATCCTGCATGATTAAAAAGATCCCTAACAATTTCACAATAAGCACCATCTTTTTTAAGTTTTTCTCTCACTCGTCTGTTAATTTCACAATCATCACTATCACTTCGTTGTTTTTCAATCATACGATTAATTTCTTCCATAAATTCTTGTTGAGTCCATTCTTTGCCTAGATATTTAACTGGAATTTCAGCATAATTAATACGTTTTCTAGAATTTTGAAGAAATGCTTGAAGATAACATAATTTTATACTATCAAATGTTCTAATCGGAGCAACCTTTATTCTTGATATCTTATTTCCCTTATTGATATATAAGAGACCTGCAACATCAGGAATTTCATTCTTATCAATCAATCCCCAAGGACAAACATAATAAAACTCATGACTCAATTTTAAAGCAAATCGATGTTTGTATTGAAACTGCGAAATATCATTAAGAAAATCTGCTCTATTAACTTTTATTTCAAATGCAATTATTTTTTCATTTTTTTCATACATTCCTACCGCAATAGCATCTATTTGACTAACATTTCCTGCATATCCAGTAAAAGGACGAAATTCTTCATAAAAAGCCCATTCTCTAGAATATTTTAATCTCAGGAAATATTTAATATCATTAGCTGTCATTCTTTAATCCACCTATATATTCCAAAACTTTTTTCTTAGTCATTGGATACAATACTTGTTCTTTCATTGATTTATCTACATAGACAGTAACACCTTTAAGTTCATATGCATATTCCAATAACCATTCAGACAATTGGGTCACTGTAGTCTTTTCTGGAAGATTAATAGTTTTAGATATGGCACCATCAACATATCTTTGAATAACAGCCTGAGTTTCAAAATGCTCTTCTGGACTTAAATCATGTGCATCAACAAACCAATCTGGAATTTTTGTTTTGTTTTTTATAATTTCCTCATAAATTGGATGAATAAAAATAGTTTCCCCAAATTTATCTTTTCTAACATAAGCTTTTGAAAAAAGTGGCTCAACCCCAGAAGTTACTCCAGCAACCAATGAAGTTGTTCCAGTAGGAGCACAAGTCATTAAAGACGAATTCCTTATACCATAATCTTTTATACTTTTTCTTATTTTAGCAGGAAGTTTTCTTATAAAACTTGCCTTTCCGTAATCAACTGGATCAAACTTTTGAAATGGTCCTTTTTCGTTAGCAAGAGATATACTTTCTATATATGCAGTATTTCGAATAAATTTAAATAAATTCTCCAATTCTAAAATAGCCTTTTCTGAGCCATATCTAATCTGCTTTTTAAAAAAATAATCTGCAAGACCCATAACGCCTAATCCAATCCTCCTACCTTCTTCGGCCACATGTTGCATTTTTGAAATTGGAAATGTTGTGATATCAATAACATTATCTAAAAATCTAACCGCAATTTGAATAGTCTCTTTAAGAGATGCCCACTGTGTACTACCACCATCTGTAACAAACTTTGGTAAGTTGATTGATCCTAAATCACAAGACCCATAAGCACCAAGAGGAAGTTCACCACAATTTGAAACATTATAACCACCAGACCAATATGTATGACTAGGTCCATCAACAGTTATATCAAAAACATCTTCTCTGGAAAAATATTCTTTACTTAATATTTTATATGTATTTTTATTATTTTTAATTGGATTTTTTTTAATAATTTCATCCAATAAATTATTTTTATATCTTTGAATAAATCCTATTTTCTGCTGAAAAATGGAACAATCACTTGTTATATTTATATCATAACTTTCCCTACAATTATACAACCCATTTTTAAATTTAACACTCCTTTTCTTATTAGTTGTAAAATATGATTTAATACCAACAGCTGACAACATCATTTGAATATCCTCAATCAATACTTTTGATGTTGACTTCAAAACTATTTGTTTATATTTTTTTAAAACAGACCCATTTGCTGAAAATATCCCACGAAGAAATGAGCAAATAACATTAATATCAGCATACTTATACCTATCAGGAACTTGCCTTTTATATGTTTTAGGAAGTTCTTCATATGTAAGAGTCCCAGATACTTCATATGCATAATAACGAATTCCTGGTCTATGTTTTATGATTAAATCACTAATCTCAGATTTAAAATAATCACTGTCATTTTTTCCAATACATAAATAAATTAAATTATTAGATGTCTTATGAACAGATCCATCACCAATTAATAGTCCATCCATTATTGCTCTTTTATTCCATGTTATTTCTTGATTACCCCTAAATCCATATAAAATATCAGCAAATTTGGCATTTCCTACTTCAATTTTTTTATTCTCTGATTTAATTTTATGATTTAAAGTTCCAAAAAATACTCCAAAAGAAGTACAAATTTTATAAACATCTTTTTTCCCCAAATTAAATTTTTGAGTTACCTTAACCCAGCCATTCTCACTCCAAATCTCATCTCCAATTTTCAATGAACCTATTTTAGCAACTCCATTTCGTGTTAAAACTGGTGCATGATAAGGCTGACAAGGATTTGTACCAACAATTGGAGCAAAATAGTAACTATTAGACTTAATTAGATTATCCATATTAATAAGTCCAGGTTCAGCACTCTCAATCATATTTTTAAGTATTTTATTCCATAAAGATTTCGCTTTAACTGTACGATAAACTTTTTGCCTAAACTCCAAATTCCAATCACTATCACGCTCAACGGCTTCAAGAAATAAATTATTAATAGCAACTGAAATATTGAAATGATTTAATTTACCATAAGTCAATTTTGCATCAATAAATTCCTCAATTTCAGGATGAGAAACATCAACAATAGCTATGCATGCTGCCCTCCTCTGTCCTCCAACTTCAATAGTATCAGCAACACCATTCAGTGCATCTAAAAACGATACCAATCCAGATGATTCCCCACCCTTACTCTCAATTTTAGCCCCTTTAGGTCTTAGTGAAGAAAAATTAACTCCCACACCACCACCATAAGCCCAAGTAATAAGTGAATCACAGAAACAATTTCCAATAGATTCAATACTATCCTCAACTGGAATAACAAAACAATTAAGCAAATTACGTTTTAATTTGCCGGCATTACGCAATATACGACCACCTGGAATAAATTTTTTGTTATAAAGAATTTCATAAAAGGCATTCGAAATGGATTTATAATTCTCTTCACCAGTAGCAATTGCTGAAGAAACTCTTTTACATAAAGACTCCCAATCCTCCCCATCATCATAATAACTTGCCTCAGCAGCACATTCATTTCTATTTATCAAACAAACTTTGCTCATTATTTCTCCAAATCAAAAATATTCATCTATATCTCCATATACACCCAACCCAAATTTATAATATAACTTTTCTATCCGAGAAGACAAAGATAACCAAAAATCTTCAATTTCCTTTTCCTCAGCATCCCAAAATTTTTCAATACAATAATAGTCAAACATTCTAAAAAATTCACAAACTACCTTCCTCTGAAAAAAACGCTCAATTAATTTTGTCATTTCTCAAATTCTTCACCTTTGTCTCTATCTGTTAAATTTTCTTGTTCCTGTATCCACCACATATAGGCATCCATTGCTAAAGTAAAATATAAAGTTTCGTCATTCCGTTCTATATTAACCAAATATGAAACAATATCTATAAAATCATCTTTAACAACAAAAAAGTCAGACTTACAATATCTAACATTTTCAACAAATTCTGACCAGTATTTCTTTTTGGCTTCAACTGTTGTATACTCCTGCTTAAATTCTTTAATCCACCAAATAAATGCATATACAGCAATTTTAAAAAAATCAACTTCCGGCAACAATTCATTTTGTCGTTTTGCATTCCAAATTTCATATACATATTTAGCAATATTCCCACCAATCCACTCATTTCCAACTATTTCAGTAATTATATCCGTTGATTCCTTATTTTTTGAATATGCGTATCTTCTACCACCTTCTTCCCATTGGCTTTTACAAGCATTTAGAAATGAATCAAAAGAAGACAAATCTTTACTCACTATAAACTCCTTATGGTTTAATTAAAATATTTTTCTCTTTTGCATCAGAAACTGTCTTTCTTATTAGCTGCTTCCTTGTCTCATGATATTTCAATTCGTGCTCAAACTCTCTCATTGTCACAATATTAATTTTTTTAACTCCATAGTTTCTATCAGCAAAGATATCAACTTCATTATTCCACCATTCCAAATTTTGTTTTATCAATTTACGTATTTCTTCAATATAAGAGATACTAAGTCCCATAACTCCAACCAAAATTTGCATATAAGAATCAATTCTAACTGAAACTTCAAACTGTCTCTCTCGTGTTAGTTTATTCTTCCTTTGCAATAAAGCAAGAACATCACGATAAATCTCCATTTTATAAATAATACCAACAGCAATCTCTTCAATTTTATCTTTTACTGAAATTGTTGGCTTAGTCTTAGTTTTGGGTACTTTATTCCTTCTCTTTTTCATTTTTCTCCACTTTTACATACATTTTTGAAACAAGTTTTTCATTTTCTTTTAATGAATATTTCTCTCCAACTTCAGTAATAATACGAATTCTATCTCTGTCATATTTAGATTCCAAATAAAAATATCCTAAAACATCATACAATAATTTAACCATAGTATCAACTCTTGATTTTTCATTGAAATCATTTTCTTCATACACAAACTGTAAAAACTTATTGTCATCTGCCATTATAATTAAGTACCCATTATCCATTTTTTTGATCAACATACCAAAATCATCAAAGTTCAAAGTCGGAAAATCATTAGATTTTGAAATCAATGCACAACTTCGTTTCTCACTAAGATAAAACATACACGTTTCAGCACAAGTTTCTAAATGATTAGCACTCAAAAAAGGACATAATCTAGTTTCCATTTTTCCATCTCCAAACATAATACATAGAAGGTGTTGTATTAGTAAATTTTCGATCAGCAAACATTCTCATTTTTTCAACAAGATTTTTTTTCTCCAAAGCCCTAATCTCGGCTCGTGTTAAATCCAACTTAGATAATGGAGTAAATCTAGTCTTAGAATCAGAAAAAGTTGATTTAGCTCTTTCTATAAGTTCCTGTGTTACTTCAACTTTTCTACTCAATTATTTTTCCTTCTCCAACAGTTTTTACCTCACCATCTTTGCTTTTCTTTCTCTTAACAAATCTTCGCCTACCATGCCTATATGGAACATATCCACCTCTACGCATGAAAAGATCCATCTCTTTAGAAGCCATCTTCATGTCTTCCTTTGTAGGCTTGCGAAGACCTAATAATTCCTTCAATGAATCAAAAATACTCATTTTTTAACTAGACACCTCTTTCTCTCCATTTTTTAGCTAAATCTATAATTCCTTTACCATATTCAAGTGATGGTAAATTGCCACGCTTTTTGGAATTCAACATAGTCCAAACATTTGTTGTTCCCCAAAAATATGAATTCACTGTAATCATCCAAGAGTCCACTTCATTTTCAAGCCAATATTTTCTAAGTCTGATTAGTTCTTTAACCCCAATCTGCACATTCACAATAGGATCAAGAGCTATCTCTTTAGTAAAATGACCATAACCAGCTTCATCAGCATGTATAGCCCAAGTCGTTTCAATGATCTGCATCAATCCATAAGCATGAGCATAACTCACAACATCTGGATCAAAATTACTCTCTCTTTCTATAATAGCAAGAATTAATGCTGGAGTAAGACCAATATCAGAATTCAGGTGACATTGTTCAATAATTATTTTCGCAATCTCTGTGATCTCATAAGCAGAAAGTTTATCTTTAGCAGCCAAATCAATCTCTTTTACAATCATCATGTATTTAGCAATTCCAGGAACTTGCATCTTTGTAGCTTCTATTTCAATCCATTGGTCTCTGTCGGATCTTTCTCTCTCCCTCAATAATTGAGAATTACGACCAACATTCAAAATAAGAAGAACCAAAAGAATAGAAGACATAGATCTCCAAAAAATCAAAAGTGATTTCTTATCCATTTATTCCTCCTTTATTTTTCGTTCTACCCATCCTAAATTAAATAAATATTCTATTGTATCTTTCCAATTTTTAAAATGAAAACCTCTATCATCAATATAAATATCAGCTATAGGTTTATATAATGAAATTCTATCAAATGGTATATCAAATTCAATAAGTTTCTGTCTGATAACTCTTTCAATATCTTCCATAGAATATGACATATTACATTCTTCTTCAGGATTCATCCTACATGTAAACACAACTATTTCAAATCCAGATTCCTTCAATATTTTTAATGATTCAATAACATATTTCATTGGTTTACCATCCAGCACAACAGGAGAATATTCCAAAAAATACGAATTGGTTTCAAAAATAGTATCATCAAGATCAACAGCTACAATTCTATGACTTAGGTTTCTCATTCTCAACTCCCTACCAAAATAAATTCAATACTACACCATTCAGGTTTGGACTCTGGAATATAAAAAACTTCATGTGGTATTGGTTTCCTATCATAAAGAGAACAAATATTACGAACAAATTCTCTCTCACAAAATGGACAATCACGACAACAAATTATTTTGACTTCTTTTATAATTCTAACACTATTATCTTTTCTTTTGTTTCTTACTTCCTTTTTTACATCCTCAATCATCTGCTAACGTTCTCTCCATCTTCTGTCAAAATCAGACATTTTTCTTTCCTTTTCTAAACATCTTTCTTTTCCTCGGAGTTATTTCTATAATTCTTTTCCCACCAAACATACTAACCTCAACAGCATTAGGATTTTTATCAGAATTCCTACGTTTACGATCACGTTCAAGACGTTTTTTGTTATCTTTTAAATTCTTTTGTCGTTTTCTACGTTTCTTACGTAACTCATCTTCTTTTTTTTGTTTTTCTTTCTTAACATCAGTATCCTTATTCTCATTACGTTTTGCCCACATATAATTCTGAAGTTTGCGAAGATTTTCTTTCTGTTGTCTACGAGTCGTCATCCGTCAATTCTCCTTTCTTTATTAAACTCTTAATAAATCTACGATTAGAGAATTTATAGACTTCCCAATCTATCCAATTTATAAAATCTTTAAGTAAGATAAAAACCAACCTATTACGATATAAAACTTGTTCCTCAGCAGTAAGTCCAAGCCGACACAAAAAATAATATTTAGTTTCTGGTTCCCCAAACATTTCCTTTAATTTTGAAAAATCAGTAGATTGCAACAAAGCCACACTTTTCTGTCTAAACAATCTAAAAGCCACTAAAGGAATTTTATTAAATCGAGCAGAATCTACATAAGCCTGCTGCATCCAAGAAAAAATAACAGATTCTTGGCTATATAACCCAGAAAAGAAATGTTTAACATTTTCCTCCTTCCAATTTTTACATTCAATAGAAAATGGAAATGTTTTATCAATATATACATTACTTTCTACCCCATATTTTAAAGCAACTAAATCCCCACAAACCATATCTTTTCCAAACCCACCAGACTGTGTAAAAGCACTCGTTCTACGAAATTCACCATCACCTACTGGATAATAGACTTCTGTAAAAGCCTTAGCTATAGACCGTTCAAAGGCTTTCCAATCTTTACTCATTTTATCTTAAATGACCTGGAATTTCACCACTACCAGAATTATCAGTAGAATCTTCATCAATTTTAATTTTAGGCAATGGCTCAATATACAAAACATTACTTAATGGTATATTTGAAAACAACCCATTACCTAAATTTAGTTCCAAATACCAAACTTTAGTTCCAATAACTGTAAATTGAGTACCAAATTCAAACATTTTATATGAAACAACATCAACAAAATTCCGTCCATCAGATAATGAAGCCTTAAACCAAATACGTAAATTTTTCATTAATACTGTACCTCCAAACTAGATATACCATTTTTATTTTTTATCAAGATAACATTTTTGAAATAATCAGCTAATTCTTGAATATGACTAATAACAAAAATAGATTTATCTTTAGATTCTTCTTCAAGAAGATTAATAACCCTTTCAATTCCTATTCTATCCAAAGAATCAAAAACTTCATCAAAGATAATCAAATTACTTGAATTAATATTCCTTGAAAAAATCAAATTTTGAAGAGCAAGCAAAATAGAAACATCAATTCTTCGTTTTTCCCCAGATGAACAATTTTTATAATCAACTTGATCTCCATTTATAATCAACCGTATATCAAATTTATCTCTTTTTTCGCCACTTTTCAATGTAGTCTCAGTATCAAACTCAACTGAAATTGAATTATCCATCAATGCCGAAGCATAATAAGAAACTTTATTATTCAACATTGGAACAATTTCATCTAAAAGAAGAGACTTAATTCCTTGATTTCCAAATCCATCTTTCCAAAATTTCAAATACTGCAACTCATCTTTTTTATTTTCTATAATTTCATTAAATTTTTCTATTTCATTAATATTTTCTTTTAATTTTCTATTCTCAATATCAATTTGTTCATTAACATACTCAACCTTTTCATCATAACTCGTTTTAACTTGCTCAATCTCAAATTTAAATGACTTAATTTCTGATTCAAGCTCAAAAATCTTTGTCTTATTCTCCATAATTGAGTCTCTTAAATCTGAAAGAGTTTTTTCCAATTCCATTTTAGACTTAACAGTAGCAGAAATTTTTTCTTCCCAAACATTATTTTTTTGTTCAAATATGTCTTCTAATTTACTCAATTTTTCAACATATTGTGTATATACACTTTCTTTTTTTTCTTTTTCATTTTTAAAATGATTTCTAACATCTGCAACACTTTCCTCATTAAATTCATGTCCACATGTTGGACAACGAGTTCCAAATTTAAAAGAATCTAATTTACTAATTGAAGAATCAAGATTATTCAATTCTATAAGCAAAACATTAATTTCAGCCTTTAATCCTTCTATTTCATTTTTTGGATCAGAAAGATTTTCCTTTTTCTCATTTTCAAGTTTATTCATATACTGCATCAGTTTTTGATCATCTGATTCTAATTCTTCTTTTATTTTTAAATTTGCATTATAAACTTCTTTTAATTTATCTAATTTCTCAGTATTCTCTTGAATTTTTTTTGTGTTATACTCTAACTCGGATCCAATCTTTTGATAATCATTCTCTAATTTAACAAGATCCTCTTCATACTGTGCAATTTTTGATGTATTCTCTTCAATCAATTTATTATAAGTAATAATCATTTGCTCTGTAGCAGATACCTCATTTTCCACTACTCTAATATCTTCTTTAACTTTACTTAAAGCATCTAAATATTGATGAAACATAAGAATCTCATCAAAAATCTGTTTTTTCTCTGAATCAACTGCTTCAGAAAATCGTCTTGCTCTTTCTCCAAAAAGAGTTGCTACAGAAAATACAAGCCAGTTCATCCCCAATATTTTTTCTATCTCTTCTTGAGTTTTTAAAACAGTCGACTGAGTTAAATTTTGGTTATCCTGAAAAAGAAACAAACTATTACCATTTTCATTATGCTTCCTAAAACGAGCAATTGTATAAATTTTTCCATAATCATCTTCAAATTCAATCATTGATGAACAGTCTTTTCCAACAGTCCAATTAACAACTTCATCCTTTCCTATATTCCGTATTGTATTTCCAAATAATGTCCATGCCAGAATTTCTACAAATGCACTTTTACCAGATCCATTAGAATTTGAAATCTTTGAATCATATTTCTCTCCACCTATAAAATATAGTCCAGTTTCTGGAAATGAATAATTTAGAGAATGAAATGAAAGAAAATTTTCAGCTTTAATTGATAAAAATTTCATTTTTGTTTCCTATGCCAATCTATCTTCTACTTTTTTGATTTCCCTATATGCCTCCCTTTGCGTTCCCATAATTGCTGAATATAAATGTCGCTTCTCATAATCAGTCAAACACTTAGTATCCTCAAATATTCGTTTTTTATACCAAAGCTTCATCCAAACCAAAACACGTCTTTTCAAATCATTTGACAAATCAGAAATAAGTAAATTATTAATATCCTGACGATGACAACTAAAAATACTGCCAATACATCTTCGTTTTTTATTGTTATCACCAATAATTTCCCATAGATTCTTCATAGACTTTTGATTTCCCCAAGAACCATTATATTTTCTCACTATATCTCCAATCTAATCTTTCAATTTTACAACATTATATCCTATCAACAAATGATTAACTGCTCTTATCATATCAGAAAAATCAGAAAACAATACTTCAATATCATCACCATTATATTGTTTCAAATTAATACAATAATTTGTCTATGCATCTGAAGGATAATATCTAGTATATATTTCTATCTTATCTTCATATTTACCATTAAGTGGATTTATTAAAATACTCATTATAAATACCCCCTTCCTATTTCGATTAATTTTTGTCTATCAAATCCTTCTGAAATTTTTAAATCAACATACTTTGCTATTAAATCTTCATTCTTATCAGAAAAAGAAATTTTACTTCTTGCCTTTCGATCAGACTCTTTATTAAAAATAACTCGTTTCCATTTAATTCTCTGACATATCTTAGGTAACTTATTTCCAGAAACATTTATCCTATAAAAATCCCTTTCTGGATTTCCAGGAAGTTCTTTTCCTTCATCATCAATAGATACCTTGATATCCCAGAAACTAGGAGAAAAATTATTCTGATAATAATCCATCTCATTAGTTTCATCATCATAAACTATCCATCCTCTATTCTTCCCAAAATCGGAAAAGTTATGTTGCAATGGTGCCCCAACACTTATTACATTCTCCTTATATCTATCATGATTATGGTTATGACCAATAAATGACATTTTAAATTTCTTACTAAGAATATCTGCATCCAACCCTCTTGTAACTTCAAAAGCACCATAATGAGCACCAATAACATCCTGATGACCAAAAAATACTGATTTTTCTGTTGTCTCTAGACTTTTGATTCTATTATTTAAATCATCAATTCTCCTTGTATATGGCTCGAAATAAAAATCAAGAATCCAAGTCGGTTTAGTAATAACTTTTATATTATGCCAAACTTCCCTCATAACAGAATCACGAAATAATTCCAACAATATCGGTTCAGAACTCCACATCCGATAGTCATGATTTCCTGGAACAAAAATCGAATGTCTTTCACGACAAAGTTGTTCTAAAAATTCTATTGTTAATTTAATTACTTGGCTATCAATATTATTTTTTAGATGATAAAGATCCCCTACAAATATAATATTAAGTATTTCTTCTCTTTTACAAAAAGCATCAAGTTCTTCTAAGACAATAACACAATCATCCAAACGACTGTTTATTCCATCATCTTTTGTTTCAGAAAACTCCCTATAATTATGTGAATGAATATCAGAAAAAATAAGATATTTCATTTTTTTGTTCTTCCTTGACAATAAAACATTCCTTTTTCTGGGGAGTAATTTTCCCAATAAAGGTGAATCCATTTATAAGGAATATAATGTGATACTTCTACTGAATCTCCAACACGATGTCCATTATCAGAAACAATTAAGAATTTTGGGTTATCAATTCGTACTTCATCACCCCCACTAAAAACATATACACGATATTTTTCCATACTAATATCGATTTCTTTATAATAAGGAAATAAAGAATGTTTAGTTTGTTTCATTTGTCTTCCTCCATAATTTTTCAAAAGGATCTATAAAAGATATAAAATCATTTAAATAACGATTAAAACCACAAACTTCTAAAAATTCATGTGCAACACTATGAAGCATTTCTGTAGTTGGCAAAGTTTTTTTCCACATTCCATTTTTCATCTCATCTTCACTCACTTCTCTAAATTTTATTAAATCCACCATCTTTGTAAATTCATCCTTTTGATCTAAAAATTGAGAAAGAAGTTTTAAATCTTTTTCTTTTACAATTACTTCTTCATCTGGCATTTGCATGATTTCTATCAATCTTCTAGCTTTCTTTTCCCCAATTCTTGCAACACCTGGAAGATTGTCACTCCTATCACCAACTAAAGCTTTATATGTTACAAAATATTTAATAGGAAAACCTAAATACTCCTCAATATTTTTTTTCGTCCAAATCTTGCCTTTCATTGGGGAATATACTATTAAATTATTTTTAACTGTAAAAAGCTGGTACATATCTCCATCTGTTGAAACAACTATTGATTCATCTATTTTATTAGAATTTTTTATTAGAGTAAAAATTAAATCGTCAGCCTCTCTTCCCTTACATCTATATTGAGTAATTCCAAAAAGTTCAAAACCTAAACGAATAATATCTGCTTGGGCAAACAAAATCTTCTTCTGTTTTTTCTCCACAGCTGTCTCTTTATCTTTTTTTACTTTATATTCAGAAAATTTGTCTGTTCTTTTTTTATCTCGTCCTCCATCCCACACTACTATACAATTATTTGGAGAAAAATCAACAAGATACTTCCTTAATAAATTAAGACAAATATAAATAGCCTCAGTTCGCATAGAGTTATGAGTCATTGGAGGTTTTCCATGCCCCCTAAAAAGTAAATTATTACCATCAATTATCAATGTTTTCATTTTATTTCCAATTTTTCCTTCATCAAATTTTTGCAACTTCATTTAAAATTTCATTGCCTTGCCTCCCATAATTCTGGAAATTGATTACCACGAAATTTATGTTTTTCATCATCAGGAAAATAGTACCATGCACCAGATTGGATAACTTCTCCATGACGCACGAAGTAATCTAATAATCCTGTATATTTATCAAGATCATGCATTTCAATATGTTCGAAATTAACTTGCCCAAAAGGTTTTCCTGCTTTGTTTTTCTTTATAAGCAAATTACATTTATTTCCAATCTGCTCTCCAGACTTTTCATCTTTTATCATTCCTTTATTCTTAAACCGCATTCTCACAGATGCCCAAAATCTAATAGCCTTTCCACCAGGAGTATCTTCAGTATCACCATAAACAACTCCCATTTTATCATATAGCTGATTAACTAGAATAAGGCAACCATCTTCCTTTCTAATCCGTGGCATATATTTTGTGAGACCACCCTTAATAATCATAGCCCTACGTGCTGCTGCTGTCCTCACACCCAACTCATTTACCATATCTTCGTAGCCTGGAACTGCTGCTATAGAGTCAATAGCAAATATCAATCGTTTTTTCAATTCAAGAGCTTTATCTAATGCAAATTCCAACTGATCAAATAAAGCCTCCAAAGTGTAGATTTTGTTGATATCCAAATAAATTAGTTTTTCAATATCTAAATTTACCATATCAACAAGACCTTTTTCTATTGAACCTTCTGTATCAACATATACAACAAAATTTTTATCATCTAATAAAGCATTAGATAAAATTTTCAAAACAACCAAAGATTTATAAGAACTCTCACCACCATACATTTCAGTCATACGCCCAGAAGGAATACCACCCTGAAGAACCATATCAAAGGCAATAACACCAGTTGAAAGCCTATAAATTGGAGTCAATCTACTAGACAAATCAATTGTTATTAGTTCTTTTTTCTTTTTCTCAGCCTTCACATTTTTCTCCTATTTTCATATTTTTCAACAGTTTTTTCAATTTCTTTAATTTCTTTGTTAAGTTTCTTTAACTGATATTCAATACTATTGACATGTTTTTGAAATAAAATACAAGTACTTATCGTTGTACCAATAGCCCAGACAACAATAAGTCCTATCACTAATGCTATCTTCCAATGTTTTTTTAGAAAATTTCTCATTTTAATTAATAGGTGGAGGAGGGAAAGAACGAAACCCGCATTTGTGACAATCCCTCCTCCTGTAACACCAATGTGACCACTCAGAGTTGGATTTTATTTTGTTTTCATTGCTTTTTTAGCTAATTCAATCTTTTTTGCAATTCCAGCAGCAATATCTGCAATATCATTACTTGATATGCTTTCCTTTTTCTCTTCTGCTTTTTCTTCTGTTTTCTCTTCTGTTTTTTCTACAACACTTTCTAATTTTGAACCACTATTTTCTTTTTCCTTATCAAGTTCCTCCATTACTTTTCTACCCATTTCAGCAACATCATCATCCTTTATAGCAGTTTCTTCCTGACTATTTTCAAATTCTTTATCTTCTCTTTCCTGTTGTTCTTTTTGCCATCTTTCACGCAAAGCCTGTCTTTCTTCAATTGATCCAAAAGTTTTAATGTATGCATCCTCATACGAAATCATTTTTCCCCAAAGACCCTCAACTGTTAAATCTTTTATTTCAGAATACCACATTTCAACTTGTTTAGGGTCTCCCAAAGGAGATTTTTCAAATGGATAGATACTATACATTTCTCCTGGAGAAGTCTTTTCCTTATAAATTAGAATAAGATCACGACCAGGTTTTGAAATACTAAAGTCATCTTCAATATTATCAAAAATATCAGACATAGATCTTCCACTTCTAACTAAATCAACCACTCTTTTACAAACAGTAGTCATTGGTGAAAAATAAATCTGAACATGTGGATTTTCTTCATTACGATTGATAACATTAAATACACCACGAATCTGTGGTTTGTATTTATCTGCATGCTCACTCTTCTTTTTTTTCAAATCAACATAAGCCTCACATGCTGGACATGGATCACCAACAGTTTCTTTTGGACAAATAAACATTTCTGTGTAATCATTATGTTTGATGAAATGCCTTCCAATTCGTAAATAATAAGTACCCTTTGAATCTGCCCTAGCCCTTAGAATACGAATCCTATTTTCGACTTGAAATCGATCAGTACTAGGCTTTGGCTTATACTCATCAAACAGAGGACGACGACGCTTATTGCGACGCTCTTCATCCTCAACGAACTTTGAATCCTGCTCTATATCAGGATCTTTAAAAAGTTTTGACATTTAAACCTCCATATATTTATTTTCTCAGCCTACGTTCATGCTGTTCTTTTAGTATTATATCCGTATCTAGCTGTGCTCTTAGATTAGATGCTAAAGCAATCAAAATTTCTTTTTTCTGAGCAATTGCATCACGATATACTTTTAAAAGACCTGCATTTCTTTTGGCTTCAAACATTTTTTGTTCTTTCTCTCGTTTGCTTTTTAATAACTCTGCTCTCTTCTCAATGTAAATATCATTTAATTTAATTTTATTTTTAATTGATGATTCAGTAAATTTTTCAAGTGTATTACGATAATGATTGTCCAATTCGGCCTCAACTATTTCCATCTCATTTTTTACATCTTCCTTTGTTATATTAAAAATTCTTTCAGCCTCTGTTTCTTCTGCTTTTGCCATTTCATAAAGAGTAGAATAATAGGCAAAAAGAGATGGTTGATCAATTAAATTCTGATTAATAGTCTCTTCGGAACATTCAAAGACACTATCATCAAGTTTATGAATTGTGTCACCTATTTTGATTTCTATTTCAGGCATTTCTCTCTTTTTCACAGTATACTCCATTTTAGTTCATTTGTCAAGTAGACATTAT